CCTAAAAGGGTAAAGACGATCAAATTCGCACTAATCATTGAAACCATCTCGCAAGTGCCCTCAAAACCCTGCAAAGGTGGGTGACGGATAGATTGTTGTGGACGCCCATCAACGATGTGTGACGCCAAAGTTTTTGTCTGATTCGTGGCGGTAGCAGAAGTCAAAAATAAAATCAACAACCAAATAACCATGTAAAATTTCTGCCTACCATAAGACACGAATTGCGGACCATCACCGGAGTTATCACTGGAATACCCGGGGCCAAATGCAACAACTGTGGGAGTGATACGGACTCCCGGGCCAATAACATGCACCTGCACGAACTTGACACGTCTACGGCCACCCTTCCTCCTTGACGGACCGTAAATGGGCGCTCGAATGTTCTTAGCAGGAGTCAGCACAGGTGACTCTGGCCACGGAACTGGATCGAACGACCACCCACCGACCTCCTCCACATCAGAGGCACCTGAGCTAGGCGCAACAAGTGAAAGTGGCCGTACACCGATAACATCAACCATATAATTTGTGTCTGCTAGACACGTGACGACTGGGCACAAGACCACACAGTCTATAACAATGTAATGCACTAAAAATCCTGGCCCTGACGGCCGGCTACCTGCACGACCATGTTACAGGCGTAATTATTGACAATCAGCCCAGGAACCGTGCTTGGCACAAAATACACAATTGGACGATTCCCCGGGGTGTTCTTACGCACAGTAACATAGTACACGGCGATCAACAACCCAGGAGTCTGTCCACCGGAAGATGTACCAGCTACGGCATTCAAGAAGCCAGATTGCAATAAATATACTGGGGTCATGTTCGAAAGACCAGCATAAGTGTACGGAGTGGGAGAGACCCAAACGTTGTCGTTGGGCGCATTTGCAGTGCTACTCAAGTTAGTAAACACGTAAATTGGTGTGGCCGGGATAGAGGCGCCCGTCGGGAAAGTGAATGACTGTGTAATCTCAATTCGCGCCACATCACCTACACGCAAATTAAAGAGGTTGACTGCGGACGCACCAGTACCATATGGACTGGAATATGCAAGATACGGTGTGAAAAGGTTGAGGGTAGTCTCGCGATTTGCGGTGAGAATCAAAGAACCTCTACCCACAGGCGACGACAAGGCGCCAGTAACATTAACCGTGGGGCCGACAACGGACAGCGGAGCGGTAACCACCGACCCCCCACCCGGAGGAGCGACAGCGATTGTATACCGAGCATAACCATCTGGACTCTGGTTGTAAAACGGCTTACACAACTCAACGTCATAGGTCACCCACAACTCACCCACCACTGAGTTGGCAGGGAATGTGCTGGCCGTTTGCATGGCATAATAAAAGTCACATAAGTCGGTCAAGTTAACAGGTGTGCTTGCATCCGTGTCGTTGCGCACATAATACCAATTTTGGGCCTGGGTGGCACACTCAACTCCGTACAATAGCCCTTTGTCGAACCTGGCAGATATGCTATTGTTCGAATTCTCCATCTCAACCTTACTGGAAAAGGGAAGGTTGGTTGAGTTATAATCACAGGAGAAAATGTTGTTGCCCATTGCACCGGCACTATTATACGGACTAGTAGTGGGAACAAACTCAAAAATAAGTCCGTGAAAACGGTACTGCTCAAACCGTTGTGCGATGGCGTACAAATACGGGAATGTAACAGCACTACCGGCGTTGACTGTGAGCGCTTGTATAGTAAACCCACCACATACAGCTGGAGTCAAGATGTCAAGCAAATATTCACGATGCCGGATACGTACTGAGTCATGCGATGTCGCGAAAGAAGGAAAATTACCGCCACCGGCACCGCGTCCACCTTTGAACAGTGAGTTAACTCGAACGTCGTCAACGTTAGTTTGGTAATCACCCATACCAATCACGCGGGAAATGCGCTTAGCAATGGCGTCACCGACTTGCGCGCCCATCTTGGGTTGGCCAATGGCATTGCCGACATATGCGCCACCGGCACGTCCCGCGCCGCGCACGACA